TCGGTCAATCCCACTGCAGACAGTTTGGCTAATGCTGATGCACGAGCGTCAGCCTTGGCAGTTACTTGAGCAGCGTATTGCGTTTGAGCTTTAGCATCGGCCTGCCATTGGTCGTGCTCTGCGTCAGTCATTTCGCGTACTTCGTCACCGATTTGGATAAGTGGTTTTGTCATGTTTTACCTCACGAATCCGAGTAGCCGTACACGCGATAAATGCCAGTGAATGTGCCAGATGCCTTGATCAATGAAAGGCTGTCGATTGCTACACCAGGTGTTTCATACTTGCGCAATGCCACCGCGCGTCCAACTTGGAGTGAACCATCAAAATAAAACAAATTGCCAAGAAGCAATTTGTCAAGCGTAGTTACTTGTGGCGCAAACACATCAACAGTCAACGCATAAAAAGGAAACGTTGAATCAATTCCTCCTACGGCCCAAGACGTTTGTGTTGCTTGAGCTGCATCAGAACTAGCACCAGTGGTGTCACTGCCCGGCGATGCTTGAAAATACAATGCATCAGTTTTGTCGGTGCCGGACGCTCTAAGCCTCATCGTAATTGCAGTCGCTGTGCTTGCGGCAGTTAGTTGGAACATGACGCGATAATTTCGATACGTGCTTGTAAATGTGCTGTTCGGCAAACTGACGCTAGTTACCGTAGTAAATGCAGCGCCTGTTATGTAGTTGAGTCCGCTAGTCAACGTTTGTGGGCCGACCGTTGCCCACGCTGCGCCATCGTAATACTGCACTACGTTTGTGGATTCCAAATAACACAATTGGCCTTCAGCAAGCACTTTCTCGCCACTGCCACCGAAGCCAGCGTCACGCGCTGTGGTGTCAGCGAACACTGGAACACCAGTTCGAGCGCTTTGATTCATCTGATCGGCAGTTAGAACCTGTGCAGCCGTAAATGTTGGAACAGTTGTCTGTGCGTTAGCGCCCATGGTTACCTCATCCTAATACGTTTGTGCCATCAAGTTGACCGTACACCGGGTCATCCAAAATGAGCTGGAACACAACAGTGGTCGGGGCTGTGTAGTACGTAATGCGATGGCCTGACGCAAAATTGATGTTGCCCTCGATGCCTTCAATGCTCAGCTCGGACGTGATGGTTGACAGCCCGGTGATGTCTTTGGTGATCGTGATGGTGTCTCCAATGTCCACGGTGGCAGCCAAAGCGCGCTCAGCGTTGTCTAGCAAGGCAAAGTTGGTGCTGACAGCCGTAAAGCGTGGCGATGGCTCAGGCTCAAGCAGATAGTCAGCCAAGTCATCAATCTCGCCTTGCTGATGCAGCAGGCTGTTCGTAATCGATTGCGATTGAATGAAATACGTGGCCTGACTGGTCAAATCCTCAGCCAATGCATTCTTGCCATCGAGCGCCTGCACGTACGCGCGATTCAGCACGCCATCAGCGTCAAACTCAATCTCCACGTTGTCATACGGTGTGTTGGTGTTGTCATCGGCAAACGTGATGACCGAACCGCTCAGCGTGGCTCCCACACGCGGCTGGAACGTGAACACGCCCGATCTGCTCATAAACACTCGGCCCTGCTCTGCCTGGTTGATTTGCGTGATGTAGCCGAGCGTGTTTTGCCCGGCATTGAGCGTGTATGAGCTGTCATGGCCCAGGTTGACCGTGCCCACGTCAATAGCCGTGGTGCCTGTGTAATTGACCTCTGGCAGCGCTAGAACTGTCTCAATGCGTTCTCCCGAGGTTTCCGCACTCGGGTTGAACGCAGCCATCTGCGTCTGAGCCAGCAGGTAAAAATCGTCCGAGCATTGCACAGCCACCGTGTTAGGGCCAGCCAAAGCAAACTCGTAGTTATAGGCCGTGACGTAGCCAACGAACAAATACTCCGATGATCGACTCAGCCTGACTCGACGCATAGGTGCAAGCCCAGGTTTGTCGTTGCTTGGGTCGTAATAGGGGCTGGCAGTGTCATACGGCCCAAGGATGCCTGTCTCGTCCGTCATGCGGAAGCTCATCGTCCCGGCACCGAACTGATCGTCAATGTTGCGGCGACCTCGCTTGTAGGCAACCTCGGTCACATACTCGGTGATGTCTGCGTAACCAGTTTGTGGCCCTAAGCCATAGGTGGTGTTGTTGAGTACGCCTTTAGTTGCGTCATCCAACCTGAATGAGTTGTAATCAAAGCCTGTGTCAAGCTCGAGCAGGTAACTACCTGATTGGACAACGCTGGCAGCCATGGTTATGCAATCTGTACGTCAAGTGGGCCGCTGCGACGGTTGTACTGTTTCAACGCGTTTACGATGGTGTCACCGAGGCGCTCGTCGGCAATGGTGCTGTTGACGGTCACGTTGTACACAGCCTGCTTTGGCGCGTACGCCGCGTCCAGCATGGCTGGTACTTCGTAGAAGCGGCTCTTGGGGTCATACACCGAAGGGTCAAACGGTTGCACGGTCATTTGACCGCCACCGCCACCGCGACTACCACCGCCACCGCCACCCGATGGGGGAGGCAACGTGACCGGGGCAATAGCCGGGATGCTTGGCACTTGAATCATGCGCTCCACTCGATCAGGGCCAGCAGCTGTACCAGCAGCACCGCTAGCAGTGCCACCGCTAGAGATGTTGAAGCGTGGCAGGTTGATGTCACCAAGTTCCCCAATGTTGACACCCGGCAGCAGGTTTAGTCCTTTGATGACAAGGTTTATCATGCTGACGTATGTGTTGGCGATGCTCTCAAAAATGCCAATAATGAAGTTGCCCATGGTGGCAAATGCGTTCTTCACACTGCCAGTCTTAGCGACCAGCACACCAAAGCCAGCCACCAACAGCGCCACAGCCGTCACGACCAGACCGATTGGGTTAGCAGCCATCGCAAGGTTCAACGCCAACTGCGTCACGGTGATGACCTTCATTACTGCATTCAATGCCAGAATCGCCCCGGCAAGGGAGCCGACCACAGCCATAACCGCTAGCACCTTGTCGGTGTTATTTTGTACGTACACAGCAAACTTTTGCAGTACGGGAAGCAAACGCTCAAGGATGGGCAGAAATGCTGCACCAATAGATTCTTTCGTTTCGCCAATAGTCAACGACAAGCGTTTCATTTGACCTTCGGCGCTGTTGGCAGCCACAGCTGCTGATCCGCCCACAGTGCCAGCCACAGCAGCAAACACCTCATCCAGTGACGCGCCTTCTTTGATAAGGCTGCGTACCGAAGGCAGCAACGTGCCCAGCGCCTTCGTGTTGCCACCGTACGCCTTAGCAATGGCATCCGTAGCCGTGCCCAAATCAACGCCAGTGGCTGCAGCAACGTCGAGGGCCAGCGTAAGGCCATCCTGTGCCGAAGTCATCTCCCCGGTCACTTGGACAAGCGAGGCGAGGGCTGGGCGTAGCTCATCGTCAGCCACAGCCGCCGACATCATCGTGGATTCAATAAAGGCTTCAGCGACCTTGATGTTGGCTTCCCCAGCCAGCGTGTTATTTGTAATGGCCTGGGCGAGCAGGGCTTGTGCTTTTGCGTCCTCAATAGCGGCTTTGGTTGCGTCACCGATAACGACAGCCAGCCCACCGATAGCCGCAGCTGCCGGGATGGCAGCCTTCTTCAGGGCAAACTGGGCTTTCGCGCCAGCGCCCTCGAGGCTCTTGAACTCACTGATTGCGCTCTTGATTCCCTTCGAGTCAAATTCTGAGACGATGGGTATTGATACAGCCATGCTTACATCCTACGAATCATTGTTCATTACAACGTTGCGACCAACCTGTTGCATTACTTGCTCAACCAATTTAGTCATTTCGTCAATTACCTGAGCTTCATTTTTTTGATACGAAGGCCACACGGTACGCGATCCACGGTTGTAACGACTATTTAGCACGGCAATCATTTGGGGGCCGCCAACGGTGCCAACTTTCCTTCCGTGTTTGCCCATGCGACTGGTTTGCTTGACTTCACCGCTTGATTTGCGCCCAGCAATGTCAAACACCGTATTGACCAAGCCAGTGAACACAATTCTGAACGTGCCAACATTTTCTTTAGTTCCGCGAAACTCTTTGACACGTCGCGTACTAATTTTGGCTGTATAGGACTTCTGTGCTTTGATGCCATTCCAGCCGCCATCCGGCAACATCTCATAACCGCTTTGTGTTTTCCAACCTTTTTCCATGCCAGTCATGGGCGCAATAGTTGGCACTATGGCTTGAGCGTCCTTGATTACACCCGAAACGATTTGCTTGTAATCCTTGGTGATTTGACGACGCAATGTAGGCGCAATTTTGTTCAGTTCTTTCAATGCGGCTTTGATGCCGTAAATCTCAATCCGAGTCTCAGTTGCCACGTTGTTGTTGCTTTCTCGCCAGCAGTAACACGGTAGCCAAATCCTCAGAATCAAACTCAATGTCAGGTGGCCACCACCCGGTAGCCAACAGCAGTTCCGCTAACTGGCGGCGGACGCTGTTGCTTCCGTAGGGTTTGCGTGGGCAGTCTCCACTACCTCAAAATCCTCAACGGACACAAGCCAAGT